AAGTCAACAAATCTTATAGCCTTTCCAGATGTCTGAGCATATAGCATGAATGGTCTATCTGGGTCTGTTGATGGATTAGTCCCGGCTTCAAATCTCTTTACTGATCTATAAAAGTTTTGGAGTTTTTGAGACTGGACTCCAAATGCTATTCCTCCATAGATTTTCATCGTACTTGTTATATCTTTCCATGCTTTATTAACATCATCATCAATATTATTTAATGCAGAACTCATTGCTCCGACTCCAGTAGCCATCATCTTTCCTAAAGGACCGAATCCAAATCCTCCCATCGGTCCAATGACTGCCCACTTAGAAGCATCAATTCCTAACGTCTCTTCAGCTGTTCTTTTGACTGCGGTTCCTGCCGCATACCATCTTATTAATTTGTCCCATTGACGACGAGATATCCATTTTTTTAATGTATTGGCATATTCAAATCCCCATTGTGTAAATTGCAATGCCACTTTACCGCCTAGCCCATAATGGAATCTTGACTCTGATCCTTTCCTGTATGGAAATTGTGTATCATCTATCTTATCCTGAATCATCATGTTCAAGGCTTCTTTAACCGCAGTTTTATCTCCGTCTATTCCTTCAAGAAGTCTTTTTCTTACCATATCTTGTAATACTGGATTGAAACCATCTAGATTGATATTTTTCTCAAAATCTTCGTAACTTATTTTGCCACTCCTCACTAATTCCCAGTTTTCGTCAAATCTTCCTTTTGTAGAAAAGTATGCTTGGGTTCTATTCGTTGTATCTCTTGATGCGTAAGGTATTAACGTGGCTGCATTTATCTTTTTTACTGCATCGACAGATTTACCGACAACACCTTTTCCTTCTGCTGCAAATACTTCTGATCCGTATGGTACACCACTTTGAACCAAAAATCCGGCTTCTCTTACTTCTTGTTTTCCTCCAGGTTCAAGTGCTTTTTTAACACCATAAGCATACCATTTTGGTCCAAACTCAGGATAGTTCATTAATGGACTTTGCATTGAATTCCTAACTACTGGCATTGGTCTTCCACCAAGTGCCCCAGCATAAGAAAGTGACATTGCTGCATCGATTGATTGTTTTCCTACATTTTCTGGAATATGTCCATTCGTTAGCTTGCTAACTTTTTGACTAAGTTTGTCTAATAAAAATGTTAAGTTATCTTTATATCCAAGTTTTTCTTGTAAATAACTAAGCGCGTTTTTTCTAATATAGTTAGGTGCTTCGTCTATAACATTCTTCGCGTTTTCAACTGGCTCTGCAAGAAAGATTTTCTTTGCAGTGGCGCCCATGTATACATCGAATAATGCTAGTGCATTATCTTCTACATGACTAAGCATTCCAGTTCTTTCGAAAGAGAAAAATGGTCTAAGCTCTGCTGGAAGTTCATTTGATTTATATCTACTATAGGTTCCTCCAGTTCTGGCCAGAGATGGTCCATATTCGCCAAAAAACTCTCCAAGATCTAACTCTTTTCCATAGAGTTTTTTCATTATTAAATATTGCTCTTTGTATTGCTTTATAAACCAGTCTCCGATCTCTGATAATTCTGCTTTTTGTATATCCGTAAGCCTATCGTTTTGTAATACAGTATCTTTGTTTCCCCTCACATAATCATCGACAAGTCTCATTTCTTCTGTATTATTTCCATGCTTCCCGGTGACTTCTCGTGCCGCGGCTTTCCATCTATCTGTAAAAACTTTAACTTGTCTTGTTGCAAGTTCTATCGGCATAAAAACTTCAGAATATACTGGTACTCCAAGTTCTTGTTCCGCCGCAGCCATCCAATCTCTTGTCCTGCTTACCCATGGACGAACCATGAAAGCTTTCTCAAGGTCTGGAGACGTTGGGGTAGTATCGTTGAATGCAAGAATAGCTTCAGAAACTTTATAGGCTTCATCTTGATCTAGTTCGTGCAAGCTATCTTTCCCAGTCATTACCTTGACTGTTGCGCGAATTATTACGTCTGGCAAACTTCGATCAACTGCTAAAGCCTGTATTTGTCCAATCTGCTTCTTAGTAACAACTTTATTATTAAAGCCTTTCAGTGGCTTTGACATTACTGATGGAATAATTCTTTCGCTATGTGGCGTTACTGGTTTTGATCCTGCGATTGTTGCTGTTCCGGTTGTTTCTTGTCCTGGTAATTGTTGAAGGCCTGTTCCACCTCCTGTTGGATCTGTTGAGGAGATTTCCCCTCCGTCGATATTAGCGATATTAGTCTCTTTGGCATGTAATTTTGTAAAAACAGTTTCAAATTTTTCTAAGTCAAATACTCCAAGTTGCCCAGCACTTTCAGCTTCAGTTATAGTTTCTGGCGTAGCTGGACCAACTTTTGATATGTCTAAATATATTTCTCCATCTTCTTCCCATGTCCCTATATGATTCCCTGGCTCTAGGAGTTTCGGAAGGTTGGTTTGTATGAAAGATGTCACGGCTCCTTTGGTAAATGTTTCCACTGGAACCTTTGTTTCGAGTCCTTTGTATGGAGAATAAGCATATCCTTTTACTGGGACGTCTCCAGATAGATTGATAGTGACTCCTTTATTTTCAACTGTACTTTTATATGCTAAATCTCTAACGCCTTGATATTCTGGAGCAAGTCCAGCTCCTTGAGTTAATCCTGTTGCTAATTGAGTATTGTCGATAATTGGTGATACTTCTGAGACTTGTGGTTCTGTATATCCAAGACTCGTTAATGATCTGGCGATATCTTGAGTTGCTCCAATGCTTCCGTCTGGTCCAGCAACTTGCATTATCGAATCGATTGCAGATTTGCCAGTAATTCCTTCTGGTAAATTTTCTACAGCTTCAATTCCAAGAGATTCTTGTTCTCCTCTATAAATACGATTCAATTCGTTATAGGCATTTACTTCTACCGGTGCATCTTGAGGAAATGTATTTACTCCTTGCTCCGGTACTGCTGGGCTAGTCACTGCTCCAGGTATTGCGCTGGGTGGCACAATTCCAGAAGTTGCGACTCTTTCAGCTGCGACTTTTGTCACTGCTCCAGCTGCTATTCCTCCGGTTGCTTGGGCCGGAGTGACTGCTGCTGGGCTGATTGGGTTTGCTGTTGTAATTGCCCCAGTTGATTGCGAAGTATTCTTAACAATAGTTTCCAGTCTTATTTCAGTTCCGTACTGTCCTGTGGTTACGTTTGATTTACCGAATTTCTTCACGAAAAAATCTTTTGCTGTTTTTGCAACAGATCCTTTTATATCAACGAGAGTATATTCTACTTGTCCTTGTCCTACTGGAGTTCTTTTTATCGCAGTATTTTTAGCAACTTTAACATATGTTGATTGTTGATTCTGTACTCCAGTTCCAAATTTTTGTGTTGCGGTTGGATCAATCTTAGTTTCTATTTTAGACTTGAGAGTTTGTTTTGAAACAAAACGATCTGTATTTTTTTGTGTTATGGTTTTTGTCCCAGGAGACTTAACTAATCTTTCCTGAAATGCAGATGACCCTAATTGAAACATCGAATAAAGGATTGCCAAATCACCGGATGTTTCCCCTGTTGCTTTAATTGCTGATGATACTTTTCCAAGGCCCATTTCCCGTCCTTCTGCATATGATCCTCCAAATCCTCTAACCTCACCAAGCCATGGTAAATTATAGCTCATACCGATTCCTTCTTCTCGATATATATCTTTTGCTGTACGATTTTTATCTAACGAAGCTCTTCCTCCAACCGATATATCATATAAGGTTTGTGCTACCTTGAATGGAACTTTTAGTAAAGATTTTCCAATCATTGGTCCTTTATCTTTAAGCTGTTCGTTCTTCCATTCCATTTTTTCGAATTGACCCATCTGATCCCAGTTTTCTGGAGTTTCTCCTTCTATGTTAGAAACAAGTTCTTCTCCAATATAATCATACCAGTGCGTTCCTTTGTCTTCCTGAACTGGAGCTTGCTGTGCTATATTTACTTGATTGTCTCTTACTTGCTGAAAAAGATCAGATTGGTTTCCTTGATCTGTCTGTGCTTTATCTATTGGTTGACTCTGTTGCGGTTGAACAGAATACTCTGGTGAATATATATCTTCTCTTGGCATATTAGTTAGCTACAAAAACTTTTAAGAGAATATCCTCTTTAAGTAATCTACTCCAGATCTTACTGTCTTTTGAATTACGTTACCTGCTGCGACTGGAGATTCTTCATCTGGTTTTTTTGGAGTTTTTTTAAGTGTTGGAACTCCTGGTTCTGGGGTCGTTGGAACATTCCTCTGTATAACTGACATGTCTCCGAGTGATTGTGTTTGAGGTAACGCTTGTGGTGCGGCCTCTGGAACTCCTTCTTGGAGTTGTGGTCCCAATGGAGCTTGGTTTAATCCTTCATCTGGAGCTATCGGAGCCGACATATCAATAGTGTCATCAGACTTACTCATGATTGCTTTCTCATAATAATCTGGCAATGTTATCATTCGATCTTGATCTGGCATGTTTGGCATCGATCTATTTATGTTTATATATTTTGAATATCCTCCGTCTTCTCTTCTTTTATAAACACTACCATCAACGCCCTTAGCCCATGAGTTTGTTGGAATATATCCCTGAACTTGCAGTGATTGTCCTTGCAAATTCACATATCCACTTTCTCCTATTAGCCTTCCTCCAGCAGACTTTGAGTTTGCGACAAGTTTATTTGGCTTCATAGAGCTAGGATTCTCTGGATCTGGCATTATCATATCAACTGCCGAGAATTCAGTGTCACCTAATATAAAATAATTATTTCCATCCCTCTTGTAATTTGTTTTACCATAAACCTGGAAGCCATCTATAGTTCCGTTAGTTTCCGCATATCCAGACTTAGATCCATATTTTGCATAATCAACATCGACAATTTCTCCGTTGTTATTGGTAGTAACATATGCAACGTGTCCTTGTATTGGATTAGTTCCGTCAAAGTTTGCCATTGCTGATACAGCCTCTAGTTGGTTCCTGTATTGATTCATCGTTGCATTATATTCATTCATATACTCTGAAACATCATCTCCGGCTTGCTGTTTTATAGATATCATTTCATTCAAATCATTTATCTTCGCTTCGGTACTTAGCTTTCTATAAAATAGAAAATCTACTGGACTATTTCCAACTGCCATAACATCTTCAGCTCTTTCTGATTCAACAGATCGGTTCATAAAGCCTATATCTCCCTCTTTCGATAGAACTCCTACTGACTTTTGTTTTTCAAAGGCTGAGATTTTCACATTATATTCGGACTTCTGACTTGCACTTAATCCGGGCATAGATTGTATTGTTCTAGCCTTTTCGATTAAGAGATCGTAATCTCCAGGCGACAAGAAACCATCTTTTCCTAGCTCGTTTTGTAAAATGGAAAGTTGGTCTGCAAGAAGTCCGGAGTTTGATCCACCAGAACTTCTCATCGCTGGGTTTAAGAATGATACGTTAAATACTGCCATGTTATATTTCGAAAGATTTTAATAGGCTTACGTTTTGTTCTGAGGTTCCAGAAAAATCAAGTTCTTCTCCAAGACCTTGCTGTTTGTATAGTTTTTTCCTTGACTCAAAGGATGCGTCTTGACCTGTTGATTTTAGATAATCAACTATAGACGCGAATCCTTGTGACGTTTGAGTTGGTTTAATTGGTTCTGGTTTGACTATCGTCGGAGTGGAGGTTGCTTTAATCTCAGATCCGATTGGTGATTGACCAAAATTGGTTATTTCTTGAACTGCCGAATATCCCTTACCAGTTGATTGTTTTAGGGTATCTTCGTTCCAGTCTCCAGTTAATGGCCGTAGAGATCCACCTTCCATTTTATAAACTGTTATCTCGCCAGGCTTTCTGTATAATCCACCTTCTTCTATTTGTGGTTGTTGTGCGAACGAACTTCCTTCTGCCTTTGGATCAATAGTAATTTTATCGGTTTCTCCGAATTGCTGTCCTTCGGCTTTTGCTCCAACTCCCGTAATAACATCAGTTGCTTTGGCCGTCGCTAGTTCTTCTGGAGAGAACAATACTCCAGCTCCAGACTTTACGGCTCGATCGAGATATTGTTGTTGTGATAATCCTGGAGTGTTTGCCATATCTTGCTGCATCGTACTAAGGATCTCTCGTACTTGAGATTCTTTTTCCTTAGCCGCTGACGATATAATCTTTTGATAGTTTAGAGTTTGGTCAACTCCGTAAGTGTCCTGAATAGCTGATATGTCGCTTATGGCTTTTTTAGCATCTAATTTTACGGCAAATTCATTTAATATGCTTTGTGCTCTCAAGTCAGCAGTGCTCTGAAGTGCTACTTGCTGTTCTTGCGCTATCCTATCTTGGTAATCTGTAAGCTCTGGTCTATTTTTTATAGTTTCGTAGAATGCTTTAACTTCTGACAATGATTCAGTTGATAATATTCCACGACTTTGTTTATAGGTAACTTGATCACTAAGCTCTCCTTGATATCTTGCGAAGAATCCATTATCGGTTCTGTCATTCAAATAGTCTCCTCTCTTCATTTCCCAGAATTGTTTCGCAGAATCATATTGAACTCCACCGATATTAATTGGAGATAGTTCATTTGCTCCAGAGACTTTTGTATTAAGTTCGTTGAGTGTTCCAAGTGCCGATTGACCAGTCATTGTGGCAACAGAAAAGTCTAAGATGGCTCTACTTACCATAGCCTCTTCGTTAGTTTTATTTAGTGACTGTAACTGTAAGTCCAATAGCGTAACATAGTCTTCGTTCCCTGCCAATGATGCGCTCGTGCGCTCATTATTAATTCTCTCAATTTGGTCTTGGACTATTTTTGGTGTCTTATCTTTATTTGCATAATCTGTCTGACTTGACAAGGCATTCTGTCTTTTTTGGTATCGCATCCCTTTTAACTTGCTTATGTTTTCTTTAACATCTTGCTTGATTTTTATGTCTGTTGTTTGTTCTAGTTTTTTATTTAACCAATTGATAGTTGTATCGATTGATTGCATTCCAGAGTTCAAGAACATTACTTGTTTCAAATAGGCGTCAGAAAATTTCTTCTGTTCGATTAAATCTTTAACTGTTGAGATTTCGTTCTTAATTCTCCTTTTTTCATCTTTATCTCCAGAGACTACTCTTCCTAGTTGATCATTCCTATATTTGAGTTGTTGATCCAACGTAAGGTTATCTTCTAATACTGACCTAGTGAAGATTGCTTCGTCCTCTAAGTTCCTTCTAGTTCTAGCTTTTGATATAAGCAAAATCTGAGAACTTATATAGGTTCCTAGGTTTGTTGCTATGACTTTTTTGTCACTTAATCTTTCATAGGCCATGATTATGGGGTTATTGGATTTACTGGAACAGCTGCGCCACCAGTGGCGTGCTGATTCGCCATATTAACTGCGCCTTCTTGTCCAGCAGAAGTCTGATTCCCTGGTGCTGGTCCCAATCCCTGATCATTAGATCCTGGCGTACCTTGCTGTTCCTCCGGTGGTGGTTGCAATAATATTCCAGGTTGGCGAGCAATCTGTGGACCAAGAAGCGGATCTTTGAGATCTCTCTTCATCCTCTTTTGTTCTATCTTTGGCTGAGGAATTCCGAGGTTCTTCTGGGTCGTAGTGAGTGATTGTACTCCTGATTGTAGTTTGTTTAATTCGTCGATGATGTTTCTTAGTAAGGTTGAGATAATACTGACTTCGTTTGTATAATCGCCCATTATAATTTCTTTTGTTTCTGGCCAATATTTTTCTAATAATTTGAATATATTCACATTCAAACTTCTCAAACTTTTTTGATACCTTTTAATCTTTGGATTCAATTTCCTGACAACTGACTGAAGAGCCATTCCCATGGCCCGTCCTGATGGATTCTGATTTTGTATAGTTGACATGAGTGCCTCTGAGATTCCAGAGACATCAAGTATTGCAGTTCTCCTGCCGCCAACAAAATTGCTAGTAGCATAAGGATCACCGCTACGCTGTATTGGGTCTAGCTCTCCTTCGTCTGGCATGTTAAATATCTTCGATAGCCCATGAACCAAGACTTCCATTCCGTCAAGATTTTTACCTTTTAAGTTTATCGTTGATAAGAATTTAAGAGCATTCGCTAAATCATTATTGACTCTTGTATAGAATAACTGTGGATCGATAACATCTTCTATGTCGGATCTTCCGTACGGATGGTTAGGTACATAGATATTTTTTATAAACTCGAGTGGTACAAATCCCCATCCATGCCAATACCAATCTACAAGCTCGTCTTCTAGGAAGATTGCCATTACATCTTTCGTCCAATATTCATTTCTGCTAATTAAAGATTGATAGGTTTGCTGAGAATTAATATTTGGGTTTGATCTAAATCCAATTCGTGACTTAGCTTTATATTTCTTCAAAAGATCTTTCATTGCTATTCCTCTCTCGCTGAGATTTTTTTCGTATAGTCGCGCTGCCTTCATTGGAGAGATAGATGTCGTATCGATGAAGCCATAAAGTTTTTTATAGTTTTCGTCTTCAAAGATTGGTCGAATATTTGCAGGATTCTCAACATTAAAAAAGACCATTTTCCAATCATCTTTATTCTTACTATTGTTTTTTTCTAGCATCGGTCCCTTTAGGTAACTATCACCATAAAGAGATCCGCACTTTGAAAGCTCTGGAAATATAATATCATCAGCATCATTATCGTCGTAAATCTTTTTCAACATTTTTTCTTTGAACTCTGCTTTCATTTCTAGAAGTTCGTCAGTTTCGTCCTGAGAAGGGCAATTTACCTCTACCGGAGCATCAAAAAGAAGAGATGAGAAATTATCTACTATTGGTGCGCAGTAATTATCTGTTCTCTGACTTGCTCCAGGCGGCTCGTCATGATCCCATTGATCTCCACGATAGAACTGACCCAATGTCTCATAGCCAACGAATTGCTTGCCACTTGATCCACGGGTTGCAGAAATACCATTCAACCTAAATTCTAGGTCTTTTTGTGTTTCACCATCATGGTCTAGGTATTCTTGTTTTAATGACTCTTCGAAGCTTGTATGCTCCTTTGAAGTCATGTCTGTTTTGTATTCTAACATAGTTTTTATCCGATAATTCTTTCGCTGATGTTAAATGATTTTGTTTTTATTTCTTTATTTTTATTGTCTGGAATATTTATAATTTGCTCTGGCTTATCGGCAAGTATATTTAGATTAAATACTTTATTTCTATGACCAGAGAGCTTCTTTTCGCAGAACCATATTGGTAGTCCGAATGCCATTACTTCATCTTGCTCGAGCTTGCTATCGTCAATGCGATAATTACCGAGTTGCTCTTCTAGATCAGCAATATAGTACGATCTTACCTTGCCAAAGTCTGGATTTAATTCTTCAATTCTTCCATCTTCTGTTGTTTTGACTGCACGACCGCTTGTTAGTGCTCTTGCCATGAGGAAAAGCATTTCATCTTTCGGATTTCCTCCACTCGTGAAGCTGAAATCGTATATATGACGGACGTGCATCTCTCTGAGCATTTTCTTTATCATAGTTCCTCCCATAGAAGATGAATCATGAATAATCCTTGCATCATTGAAATCTTGTTGTAATATTTTAAGTTTTGCTAGAACTGCATACGGAGATCCTCCTTTTATTGATTCCCGGAAGACTACTTTGTATAATACTTTGTCATTTTTCGGCTTCGCTTGGCTATTGAGAACGTCTAACAGCTCTGTATAGTCAAAGATATAGAAGACTGTTGGATCACCTGTGTCGGAAAATCCCCAGTCAGCACCGATAATGTAGTGCTTATTTGGTTCACCCATCTGCAATGGAGTCTCTCCTTCCCATAATCTTGATACTGCGATGTTTGGAAGAAGCTTTGCTCCTGAAGTGACAAACTCTCCGAAGGCAACTTGCCTATATTTTTCAGGATCTGTCTGTCTAATTGCTTCTAAAGTGATACTTTTTTCTTCTTCGCCAATAAATATATTCTCTGATAGCTTACCAAGAAGAGTAAAGAAGCCCTTTTTAAGACCAATTCCTTGCTTTACTATGCGTTGATAGTAAGTATGAGATGGTTTATCAACCTCTGGAGTGCCAATAATGTCTAATGGACCACCAGAATCAATCAACCTAGATTGAATCTTTGCAGGCAACTCCTTGCGAAGATGCAGAGATTGAGGTGCTTCATCGTATGAAATATAGAAGAATTGTGTTCCGGCTAATGATGAAGCCTGATCTTCTCCTGTTGGAACGCCTTTGATCGTTGCGTTATTATTAAAGATTATTTCGCGCCTGGTTTGTTTGTGATCGACTAGAAATCCTTGCAAAATACAATTATTCCTGACTTTCGCTCCATCCCATTCGTAAATAAACTTATTATCGAATATATCAATGATATATCTATAGGCTGCATCAACCTGTAATGAGTGAGGTGAGATATTTAAGGTACTATATCGGACGTCATGAATGTATTCCGGTGGACCCTTACATCCGATCTTATAAAAATTATACCATATATGTTTGACAGATGTAACAAAGGTCTTGCCAAATCTATTTGCTGGGCACAAAATGTTCTTCAAAAATGGGTGGATCAGTAACTCTTCTAACTCTGGCAATTCTATACCTACTGCAACAGCCAGCTCATGTGCTCTTTTTATTTGAGTCTTTGTTGTCAGCCAGAGCCAAATCTTTTGACTAGGATGAAATTTCAGTCCTAGAAAGTGCTCTCCAAAAAAAACAGGATCTTTTCTCCCTTTTGCAATTGCTTCTACCAAAGGAAGAACTGTTTCCCTTTCTTGGTCAGACATTTCTTTTATAGTTTTTGAGTGATTTTTGTTATTCTGCATTTTCTTGAACTATAGCACCTTCAAGCTGGTCTACAGATCCTTCTCCTCCGTATTGCGCGCTCTGAAGCATGTCTTCAAACATACTTGTTTTTCGTTTCTCGGCATTTATCTTAGCTACCGCAGTCATTCTTGAGTCTCTTGCATTCATGGTACTAAAAAACCACGCCATTCTTTTCGCTATTGGTATTTGTTCCAATAACTCTGGCTTGTCTATTACTTCTTCTAGCGTAATGTCTGCGATAGTAAGAATCTTTCTAAGAGAATTTTGTTCCATCTTCATGTCAGTGATTGCGCTGTCACTAACTCGGTTCATAATCTTATTAGTTTTTATAGCAATCTTTTTATCGATCTTCGAAACGTGAAAGTTCCATTGCCTATAAGATATTGTAGGATCTAGAGTCTCAACATATTTCTTATGAAAATCAGCACTGGTCATGTGTCTTCCCACTAGCTCATACTTCTCCATTATTTTGGAGAAATATTCAGATTTCTGTATCGCTGTTATTCTTATTTTTTTTAACTTTTTTCGTTGTGTCATTAGTGTTGATTACTTGCTATTATTATAATACTTTGAATGTCTTTCTGCAACTTATCCACAGGTTAGCATAATTGTATAATTAAAAATAAAGAGTAAACTATTATTAGTTGAGAATATCTAAAAAACTAAATGCAATACATAGCAAACAACCTAGCAGACCATACCAGCCGATAACAAGGTTGGTTTTTTTATATAATATAAAAGAGTTATGGCTTCGATACTGCGTGTAAGTAGGGCTTCAACTGTTCTTCGAAAAAAATCTATTGCATAGATTCTTAACTCGGGTGAAGTCATCCATTCCTCTCTAATATATTGCGACCTTCTAAGGGTGGGTCAGGGCAGTACCTTCAAAAAAAATCTCATAATATTTAGACATAGAAAACGAATATACAAAAAACCCAATTTTGGCTCACATTAAGAATTAGTCTGAAGTTTCTTATCTAAACTGAGTAGATTCTTATTTCAGACAAACCTGTGGACACACAGACAAAATCTGCCCACCCCTAAAAGTACACAATAAAAAATATATAACACGAATTAGATTAATAATCTAAACCATCACTGATGGTAAATCGCCGTGCGTGTGGCCTAAATCTCCACCATTAATAAAGCGGCGCGTTCAGAAGGCCCGGAAGTAATAACGACCACAGAAGGCCAAGCTGATCCAACGTCAAGTCTGTGGGACCTTCCTGGTTGAAATGCCAGGACGGGTACGAGAACGGGCGAATAGCATATAATTGAGTGTTATTTCTTACCTTCGACACACAAGGGATGTAGGACCAGGCAAGTTTGGAGATAGCTCATGTAATAATATACATATATTAAATACATAACTTTAGCCAATCCCCTTGCTCGCCTGGCCCAAGCAAAAAATCCCCTTATAATAAAGGAGATTGATTGCAAGTTTTATACCCATCGAAGCTCTGAGTTTTTTCTAGTAGATTATAAGCTGTATGTACCTATAAAATGTTCGTAAGTATTAACCCAGGATAGCTCTACAGGTTGAGAAAATCCGAACTCTATAAGATCCTAGCATGAGGAATATTATCGTGTCAATAAGCGCCGATTGAAAAAAAATATATATAGGAATTGCTATATAGGGAATATCCATTAAGCGGAGTGTCCTCTCCCCCGATCGTAATCGGGTTCTGATCACAGCCTCGAACTATACGCTTATAGTTGGGGGAAATGACATTTCGTCGAAAATAATTGAGGATATCCTATAAGACAAAGAAGAGATTCAAATCTCTCCCGTTGCAACTCCTCGCCTCCTGTTGTTACAAGCTATTGCTATAGTGTAAAACACTCTTCCTATAGTGTTTTTTTATTGTCACACTGGGATGACAGGTGCTACAAATGGTTACAAACTGATACATAGTGATAGCATTGTAGATACACTTTGAGAAAACCCTGTGTTATAGAGGTAGAATCCTAGAATGCTAAGATCGCTCTTGTATGACCCCTCACTACCTTTTCCAGTAGATGGTTTTCTACTGTTGTACATTTGTTTGCAGAGGTGTAGACAACCTGTACACAATATCACACCTATTGCAACACAATGTATCACAATGTGTACAAACACAGTGTACCCCCCCGTGTACAATGTGTACAAGTGCTGGCACAGTGGGCAAATGTGTAGTGTGCAACACAATGGAGACAAAGGTGTTGAAGAACACTATAAGGGACACAAGGGTGCAACTGCTTGCATTGTAGGTAAAAACAAATGTAAGCGAGACACACGATGAAGACAACTAATAGGAAGGGGAACAATTGAGGCGAAACATATTCGTCTCTTTTTTTTTGTTCGACGAAACTATATCTATTAAGTGGAGAAGATTACTATAAGGCGTTTCGTTGGTGATACTCTTCTGGGTTGGTCTTTACTATATATGTTGAAAACAATGGGCGAGCCGGCGAGAACGGGACGGATCGGATTAATGATGAGATATTGACTATAAGGCAAAAAGACTTACGCCTAGCGGCGAAGCTTCGGATGATCTTATTCTTTTTTTTTGTTCGGCGGGGCTGTGGATAACTCATGGCATTAAATAAGGGGATTTTTTGTGCTTTTATATAGCAAGCTAGCGTTGAGTTTGGGAAGCATTGTCAATCATTGAAAAGCATTGAAAACTATTGACATGTATTATAGCGTATGCTAAAATAGACTTAGGATTGATTAATAAGTTTATTAAAAAAACATGGCAGAAATAAAACACAAAAAATTGAGTAAAGAAATGTTATTAAATTACTTGGTTGATGTGCTGGGATATGATGAGCAAGAGGCAAAGCACGAAATATCAGTTTACCGCTTGCCGGAGCTGTTGAGCGTTGAGCAAGTCGATGAGTGTATAGCTTATAACTCTTAAATAAAACAATGATAACTAAAAAAGACTTATTGAAAAATGTTGAGCTGTTAAAAAAAAGACTTTCTAAGAATGAGATTAAACAAATAAAAGGAGAAGACTTTATATATAATTCACCAATCTTCTGGGTTGATAAAGATAAAGATATATATTTTTACATGGTAGGAGATAGACTTATTTTTCAAAACAAATAAAATGACAATACAAGAAAAAACAATCTTACAGGAGATAGAACAAGAGGCGAAAAAATATGAAAGTAAAAGAAGTTTCGCAACTCTTCGATCTTTGATCCTCTGGAGCTGGTATGTAATTTTTGCTTCGGCTCTAGCGTTGGGGATTGGTATTAATTGGGCTGGATTATAAATTATTAAATCCCCCGCAATTGATACACTTAGCGGGCTTGTGCGGGCTTCGGCTTGCCGGCTAAGGAGAAAAAATAGTAAAAAAATGATGGCTCTGGATATATAACTTGTTATCTATTCGGAGCTATCGAGAGGAAAAAAATGACTACACAAGAATTTATTCAAGCAAATATCGGGAATGTACCAGTGCGGGATAAATGGTGCTCTTCTGTTATGCAAGGTACAGACGGAAATTTTTATAGCTATGGTTATCGTTATCCGCTACTGTTTAATGTTGCCGGTGTTTGGTTGGTCAATACTAGAGGATATTCAAATTCTACGGCAAAGCACATAAATTTGGCGTGGAGCTGTGCGGATGGTGGCGTTAGTCTCGCAAGCCGTCAAGTTGATCTATCTCCGGAGGCAATCAGAACGGCTCTAAAGAATGAGCTTGATGAAAAGCTGGAAGAATTGGGCGGGCTTGTTAGAAAAAACACAAAGAGAGAACAAGGCATTAAAAATGATATCCTAGAAATTAAAAGAGTTATCTCTTTAATGACTGGGCGAGGTGATGGCGAAAGAAAAGATCCGGCTTCACAAAATAGTAGTATTCTAAAAACTACGGGGATGATCGCTCTTCTTGGGGATGTATTCGGCAATACAAAAAAAGAAAAAAATGACTGGAAAGCTAGAATGATGAAAGCGGGATTAGAAGGGAAGGGATTGACTATGCCGGAAGACTGGGACGATCTAACAGAAGACGAGAAGGAAAAAAGGTTAAATGGTGCTATTGAGTGTATATTATAATGAAAAAGATATACTTAGAACTCACTGGAGATCAAAAAGAAAGAGGCGTTATCTTTTCATCGTCCCTATCTTATCACAAACAAGACGGGGGAAAAATTCATGAAGTACTAGGGGATAATGAAAGAAAACATCAAATAATCAAAAATCTACTTGATGATAAATTCTTTAATGGTAGCCCTTTCAAGTACAACATTATAAGAGAATAAATTAATTAAAATAAAAACATGGCAAAAAAAATAAACTATAAAGAATTTATCGATGAAAACCAAATAAGTTTTGATGCCTCCAGTCGAGGCGGAAGCATAAAAATTGATGTATTAGAATTATTCCCTGATCTAGAAGGAGAAGCAATCATGGGAGCATATCAAAACTATCTAGGCGGAGAGCTTGCTGGATCAGTCGTCGGGGCTTCTATGTTTAATCCGGATGATCTATCGAAAGACAACAGAATTATTTTCGATGAACTGAAAGAAGAAATTAAAAAGTATTTTTTCTACTATACAAATGAAATAGCAGAAGACTGGGACGAGTGGTCGGCTATGAGCTATAAGAAAAATCAAAATATGCCGGTAAGTGCTTATTAAAAAATATGACTACAAAAACATACGAAATATTAAAAAAACTTATCAAAGCCACTGAAGGACTTAAAGAAAGTGAGGTCTGTGGATTGTTTGAGGCTAGGGCTTTGTTTAATAGAACAAAAAAAGAAAATATAGAAAAATATCTTAAAAAGCAATATGAGATATTACTTAAAATGCAAGACAAGGGATTTAATGCTGTAGCCTGTGGTAGCTGTGGCGAGGCTTTTCTTCACATAACCGGAGATGAACTACTTACATGCCCATTTTGTGAATTTAATGACGAAATATGCGAATTCCCTGATTTATTTGTTGATAACTTCTAAGACTATGCCAAAATATAATGCAAATGCACACGAAACAACTTATTATTTAACTAAGGTTATCGAGGCGAAAGATGAAAACGAGGCAGAAGAAAAATATACAGACATGATCGCAATGGGAAATGTTGAGGAGGTAAACACTGATGAGTATGTATGTAATGTAGAATTAATTGATCCGGAAAAGCATGACTTAAACAATATCGCAAAAATAATATCGGCAGAAGCACATGAAATAATTCAATCACAAATCAATGAACCTCTAGACGGAGACAAGACGGAAAAATTATCTAAGTTATTTTTAGAAGAGTTTAATAAACTAAATGGAAATCTTTAGTCTTTAGGTTGCCGGCTTTATAGCCGGCGAGCTAAGAACTAAAAATGGTCGGGGTACTTTAACAACTTAATATATACAGCTTACCATGAAAAATAATCCTGAAAAGATGAACAAATTCCAGTGGTTAGCTTTAATTATTGCCGGAGTGTATTACTTATATTCGAAAGTATATAAATAATATACTCCAGTCGAGAGGAAAAAATTATGGCAAAAAAACAACAGGAAACAATTCGAGAGATGAGCATGAAAAAACTTCTAAACGGCGAGCAGAAAAAAGTCTTATATAAACTTTTTGAAGCTAAGATCATAACAAAGATCAAAGAAGCACAACAAAAACATAATCATGATGAGGAAGTATTGAGCAATGAGCTGGAAGAAAAAGCTATCGGTAAAGGCGGAGCAATTCAAAAATTGATGGATGACATCAAAAATGCGGATGAATTGATCGGTAGGGCGGACAAGAAAATCGATGAAGCCGGCTTCACTAGATCCAGATATGGCAAAGAATTTAGTATCACCGGAAAGCATAAGGAGATCGCAAAAATGGGTGATAACTGGAGGATCAAGAGAAATAAAATGGAAGAGTTAAAATTGCAACTCTTGGCGGATATTCACGGCTTACCAATGACTTATAAAGAAATGACGAGCTATATTGAAAAAGAAATAGCGAGGATCATGGAATAAATTTTTTAGGCGGAAACCCCGACCGCCTAAAAAAAAGAAAAAAATTATAAGTCGCAGAGGAAACGACCCAGTCACGGTGATTGGCAGAGGAAACGACCCTCTATCAATCTCCTTGTCTGGTTCACCGGCAAGGAAACTAGATGTGCAGTCATGCCTATCGCCATGTAGGTAATCATCTAGCAAGACTCCTCTAGGCGTAAGCCTAGGGGGGTCATTCCCCTCTAAATATATATAGTTCGTTACTTATTAGAGACATGACGCGGTGTAGGGAGATGGCCACCCAGAGGGTTCGAGTCCTTCCTTGTCTCTAATAAATAGTGAATTATATGCCCCAGTAAAGAGCGCGCTGGCAGATATGCCTGTAGGAGGTGCAATTCCTCCCTGGGGCTTAAATAGTAAATTAACTTAGTAATATGTGTATACAAAAACATGCCAGATAGCACAATAAAACAATTTGAAAAAGAGCTGAGTGAGCTAATAAATAAGCATTGTCGAGAGAATCTATCAAATACTCCAGACTTTATTTTAGCAGAATACTTGGTTGGTTGCTTGACTAATTATGAAAAGATTCACAACAATAATGAAAAATGGTACGGTAGAGGGCTTGAGATAGAAATGCCAAATAATAATTTAACTTAGTAATATATAACTATGAAGAAGAAGGAATTAAAATGTCCAATATGCAAAGGAAAAGGAACAATAGATATTCCAAATAAACTTAATCCATATTTCAATATACAGGTTGACGCTAAGTATATTGCAAAGTCATTGAGAGCAGAAAAGTATTCTTATCGAGAAATTGCTCGCATTATGGGTTATAACAATCCACAAAGTATTAAAAATTTAATAGAAAGCACATAATGAAAGAACTTAATAGACCGATTTTTATAGCAAAGAAAAATTATAACTTTGAAGAAGTAGATATTTTTCTACGAGTTAAGGGCAGATTGCCCACGGAAAAGGGAGATGGGCTTACACAAGAGATACTAGATGAGTATTGTGAAAAGTTTGATAAGAAAGAATTGGTGCAGGGAATTGTGCCACTAAAGTTAATGTATGACCTTATTAAAAGTGGAGAAATAAATAGTAATTTAACTTAGTAATATATAGCTATGAAGAAAATAACTTGGGAAGACATGGACTTTATTTGTCTAATTGAATACGGTGATACATTTATGAATTTTTGGGTCTATGAAATTGTTGGGCACGAACAAAACTTTTTTGGGAAATTTAATATTCCGATATACGAAAAGAAAGGCGTTGATAGCTCTGTAGATACTACCAAAAAGTTAGGGGATGCCGAAACCTATATGGACGGAACAATAAAATGGGATGGATGTTCTCATGTTTACTTTGGCGAAGAAGGATATATACATATCTGTGGTGGAAGGAAGTGGCGAAGCCATATAGAAGTATGTAAGAGGCTCTTTGACCTAGCCGCACAATATTTCAATGAAGAACATCAGAAAGAATATTTCTATAAAGAATTTAACGCAATAGACCATGACTAAACAAGAGATACTAATGTTCAATAAATTAGTTTATTGCTTGGTGAGGTGGCGGAATAGTAGACGCAAAGGCTTCGGTGCAGATACAAGTCCCGAAGATACACGAGAGCAATAGAGTGTGGCGTTGAAGCTAACTTTTTGAGATGATTAGTTGCAAATAATCATTGCTGAGAAAATTTAGTGGATACTACTTGCATAGAGTAGGACAGGGCGCATACGTGCCAACTGTCTGCATGCGAGGTGCAAATCCTCGCTCTCACCAAATAGTAAATTAACTTAGTAATATGAAAATGAAGATACGTGATATTGAAAAGGAATATGGCATTAAAATGGATGCTCGTAAAAACATGAACACAAGTACGTGGTTGCGCAAGAAAGGCTTATCTAACATAGCAAAGGCATTAGACTTAATTGAACAAAAAAAACCAAATAGCAAATTAACTTAGTAATATATAACTATGAAGATAACAAAAAAAATAGAACAGTTTTATCACGAAGAAGATCGTCGTGGCGTCATAGTAGTCGCCTTAGTAACCCTTATATTTGTCATAGTAATGGTCGGCTTACTTATATTAGCAATAGGAAAGGGTTCTGATGGAGTGACTGCGTTTGTAGTAGCGGTATTTATAGCATTTATATTTACTGTTGCTGTTCTAAAACATTAATCAAAAAATATGAGCACAAAATTAAAAATTAAAGAACTTAACCTTTCAAGTGACGAAGTCCTCGCGCTGGTAGTTCATGCGGCTGTACACATTAAAGAAACAGCTATGATTTCAACTAAAAATGATCACATAAAAGCGATTAAAAAACTTAACTTCTGGACGAATATTCTCCTAAAATTAGCCCAGAGAAAAGATTAATATGTTCAAAAAATACTTCAAAAGAAAGAAACACATTGGCAACTACATGACTGTTACAATAGATATTAGGTTTGCCAATAGAGGTCAACGCACTCTATTTAATAGTGTCTTCCTCTCTTTATTAGAAAAGACTAAGGAGGGATTTGAGTCTCAAGATAGAAGTAATAAATTCAAAATCAAACATGAGTACCACTAACTTTAAGTTATTTAGGAAGGCGAAGGATTTTCGTGCCGTTCTGGAAGGAGACAGTATACTCAGGAAGAAACTTGGCTTTTGCCCAACCTGTGGCCATAACATAAAGGACAGGAAGGTTACGCTCTATAAGGAGCTTATAAGCGCGCTGTACGAGATATATAAGTGGTGTGGAGAAAAAGAAGTCCACGAGTTCGAGACTAAGGATATTAAGCATCTGTTATCTAAAAATAACTACGCTCGCTTTGGTGATTTAGTCAGATTTGGAGGCGTAGTATATAAGCCAAAAGATGAGCATGGAAAGAGTCGCAAAGCACTCTTCGGCCTTAATATGAAACGCGCTAAGGAATTCTTTGCTGGCAAAAGAGACATTCCAATCCAAATAACACTTAATCAAATCACAAATGAGATCGTCGAGTCTCATTATGTGACAGTTAGGGATTTCCCTAAACTGATTGAATTGTTAGATGAAAAAGGATTATATGACTATGAAAAAGATCTTATCCCGTCACCTAGGGCCGGGAAGCTTTTCTAAACTTATCTGGGCTTGTCTAATCGCTACTCTCCTGATTGTGGTTTGTTACTGTGAGAGTATTGAGTATTACATCGAGACTCTTGGCCTAGATAGATACACTGATGAAGCAATCACTCCTGTAGTTAATAACCATATAGAGGTGGTAGCTAAGGTCTATGCCTATAATTCAGAAGTATCTAAAACTGATAGCGATCCATTTATAATGGCAAGCGGAAAAATTGTATACAATGGTGCTATCGCGTGCCCATCCTTTATGGATCTAGAAACTAAAATAGGAATAGACGGGAAAATTTATACTTGTGAGGATCGTATGGCTCCAAGATATAGAGATAATTATAACTTCGATATCTGGATGGAAACTACGACTGATGCAATTAACTGGGGCGTTCAAGAAAAATTAATTAAAATTTATAACTCAAAATAAAACAATGAAAAATAAAACAGCTTGGATCATAGGAGGCGCAATATTGATAGCAGCTATCGGTATCTCAACTCTGATTGCTAATAATTATTACATTAGTAATCAGCGAAAAGAACAAAACATACCCACTGAAAGTCTTGTAAGAGAGTTCTTAAAAGATGATGATTTGACTAGCAGCTATTCAATGAGAGACGACTATATTTGGGGTTGCACGGAAGAAATTGGAGGCCAAGAAGACTATTGCCAGTGTACATACGACTATATGTTAAAAAGAGTTGGAGAAGATAATCTATTTGAATTCTTTGTATCGCTATATACTGATGATGCCTCAGATGAATCAATAGGCATCTTTACAGATACAATAGACAACTGCATGGGTGAGATTAATTGGTAAAACTATAACAATGGAATCAATAGGAGACTATCTAAATAAACTTAAAGATAGGAAAGGAGAGACACAAAAAGTTCATTCTGCACACCAACAACTCGCAATTGATGTTGCTAAGGGCTTCGACGATATGGATCATATAGGAATATATATGAAAATCTGCAAGGTGTTTCCTGACTACTTTGTGCGAAAAAAAGTAACTCTTGTTAAAGAAATGAACCCAAGAAATCCCGGTCGATACTTTACAAGTATCATGTTTAAGGAGATGGCTGTGGATAAGTAAGAGCTTTTAAGGGTATCTAAGATGTGTTATAATCAACTTATGGCAACTAAGACACGAAAGATAATAACTAGAAATAATGGGACAAATCTCATGGATTTATTAAGTGATAAATCTCTGAAGGCGTTAAGCAAGTTCGGTCATGTATATTGCGATCCTTACTCAGGACGTAACCGTATTCGTGTTTATAACAAGCCAAACAAACAAAATGTCATTAATAATTCCACTACTAGACGAGTCAATTAAATTATCGAGAAACGAAGAATATCTTGGCAAAAAGAAGTCAACCTTCTGGGCCTCTGAGTCAGAGATCATGGCCTTTGAGATCTTCCATAGGTGGATAGGAACTAAGCCTACCAATCCTATAAGTGAAGAGAAGCTTATGATGTTAAAGATGCGCAAGCTTACGGAAGAAGCCGTTATTCTCTTCCTAAGAAAGTCCGGAAAACTTATAGAAAGATTTTCCAATGACGAGAGATGTTTTTTCGAATGGGGCAAACACAAGGTCCCGATCTCTGGATATCCTGATGCAGGAATAGAGATAAACGGCGAAGAAATCATTGTAGAAGTAAAAACGTATTACGGAGGATTTCAGCATAGCAGGGTACGGATAGGAGATGTAAAGACATCTTATCTGTCTCAGTTAGCTATCTATCTATATCACTTAAAGATCAAGCGAGGAATTCTATTAATGATTAATCAAGGTACTGGCGAGCGATATGAGTACGACTTGTATCAAACTGGAGACAATCCTCATCACTTTATCTGTCCCGACAATACGGTTGAGATAGATCTAGAACGAGTCTTTAAGAGATTCGAGAAGATCTGGATTGAGAACGTCAAGCCAGGAATAGAACCAAAAATAGAATACCTATATAAATATCCTGTTGATAAGATTAATTGGGATAATGTATCATCCTCTATAATCTCTAAGGCGCGAAACGATAAATCTGTTCACGGAGATTGGCAAATCAAGTACAGTGACTTCAAAGACATGATTGTTAAGAAGCAAGGAACGTGCCTAGGATATTCAGAAAAAGAGCTAGAGATAATTAGAAAAGTAACCACTGGATATTCTACTCGTAAAAAGAATCAAGTAAGATTCGATCCGAGCGAATTAAAATAACATGACTAAAGAAAAGATAATACAATACAGACCAATCAATAGAAAAAGGCGTATTAAATGTGGAAGATGGACTTGGTCTACAACATGTCCAGCGCATTTACCAATGACACTCCAAAGATTGGGACATAAAATAGATATTATAGAAGGATTTGAAGTTATTAAATCTAAGATTAAATAAACATAACGGAATCTATGAACCATAAACAAAAACTAAAGCTTGCTAGGCGATTGAGGGGTAGTGAAGAAACAAAGCACAATGTTCCGGTGTTTCAATCGAAAGCATGGAATGAAAGAAAAACCGCTATCCAAGAAAAAGTTGAGCGTAAGATAAAAAAGCGCCGAAAAAAAATGAGAAAAAAGCAAAATAAAAACAAACAAAATTTATGGAGAAAATAAAACATCATTCAGTAGTATCGTCAAACATTCAATCAGCTGGATATGACGAGACAAGCAGAAGTCTTGAGATAACATTTAGTAATGGATCTACTTATAGATATGACGAAATTCCACGTTATATTTATGAAGGTATCTTTAAGTCTGATTCTCCCGGTGGATTTGTCCAGAAGTGGATTGTTAGGGGTAAGTATAAGAACAAAAAACTTGGAGCTAAACCAAAAAAATAACATGAAGCTATATTACCTAATACCGCTTATTATCTTAGCTGAAATGATAATTACATTTATCTCTCTAAGTTATAGCAGAAAAAGGATAGAAGTTGCTTTCATGTTTTGTATCGCTAACATCATATCTGCACTATTGGTCTTGATGATTATATTAAAAACAACTTAAATGAAAATTATAGAATTAAAATCAAATAACATTAAAAAATTGAAGGCCGTTGAGCTAAAGCTTGACGAGAATAAAAATGTCATATTAGTCACTGGAAAGAATGGTCAAGGAAAGACTTCGGTTCTAGACTCAATATGGTACGCGCTGGGTGGCAAGAAAGCTGCACAGCAAAAGCCAATCCGTGATGGCGAAGAGAAGGCCGAGATCGAAATAGATCTAGATGGATATATCGTAAAGAGAACATTCACTGAAAGCGGTTCATATCTATCTGTTACGAATGGCGAAGGATCTAAATATAGCAATCCACAGGAATTCCTTGATTATGTGGTTGGAAGCTTATCGTTTGATCCTCTGGAGTTTTCAAGGCTCGACAATAAAAAACAAGTTGACGAGCTTACAAGAGTCGTTGGGCTTGATCTCTCACCGTTAGATGAAAAGAAGAAGGAACTTACCCAGGATAGATTATTAGTTGGTAGACAAATAAAAGCCATGCCAACAAGATTACCTGAATCAATTCAGGAATCGCAAAAAATATTAAAGGAAAATCCCAAGATTCCGTCCATGCAAGAGCTTGTATCAAAATTTAATGACGCCAGTGCTGAAGTAAGTAATTACGAGCGCGCACTTAAAGCTATTAAGGAACAAGAACTTTATGTTAAAGATGCTCGTTCAGCGATAGTAAACCTTAAAAAAGTAAAGAAACCTTTACATGACTTAACTGCCATGAAAGATGAGATTAGTAACATACAATCTCTTAGCGAGCAGATAGTAAGCTCTAGGCAGGTCGTTGAAGATGCTGATAAAATAGATAAGGCCAAGAGCGAATACGATAAGCTTACTAGGGTTATTGCTGGTATTGATAAAGAGAAAAAGGATAAGCTATCGAAAGTAAAGATGCCTGTAAGTGGGCTTAGTTGGGAAGAAGACGGGGTTTTGTACAATAACATTCCTTATAGTCAAATATCCGCAGCTGAACAACTAAGAGTATCAATGGCCATCGCAATGGCTAGTAATCCAAAGCTCAAAGTCATTCTGATCAGAGACGGCTCTCTCCTCGATAGCGATAATATGAAAGTTATAGAAAGCATGGCTAAAGATAAGGATTGGCAAGTTTGGATCGAACGAGTTGATAATTCCGGTAAAGTCGGAATATTTATGGAAGATGGCGAGATTAAAAAGATTAATTAAAAAAACATGAAACAAACACATCTAATCGCAAGATCAAATCCAGATGATCTCAAAAAAAAGAAAGATGAGATTATTAAAAATGAGACCAATAAGAGACAATTAATAAAATGGAGTGATACAGCAGTCGAAACTAGGACTAAATTATTCATCTTCAAAGTTGTTTCTCTTCCAAGAAATTTACTAGATCAAATAAAAGGTTACGATTTTGTCGACGCGGAACCATTATTAGAGGATTTAGACAAGTTTGTGAGTGAAATAGGGGTAGTTTGTGGTAAAATAGACAAAAGCGACACCAAGACCTCACCAGAAGCACCAGACGCCACAGAGAAGAAGGATACGAAAGAAACGAAGGATAGTTCAAGTAAGCAATAATAAATGTAACTGAAGGGCACACAAGTATGAAATTTAACGTCACAAGAAAAATCTGCTTGACAAATATCGATAAAAAGATTTGGCCGTATGAAACGGAAGATCTTGGCGTTATTGAAGCTGACAGTTTTGAGGAAGCATACAAAATTGTCGATCCGGCAGTTGCGGAACGCATCGGATATTATCGAGCAAAAGCAGAGGCAATAAATAATGCAAAAACTAAACCGAAGACACCAAAATTAAAATTACCAGACCTGACTCCAGCTCCGGCCCCGACTCCAATTCTAAGTCAGCCAGCCACAGCTTTGCCTCCAATGACTCCTCCTATGACTCCAAGTGATACAGCCTCTCAACCGCCAGTAGAATTTCAAGTATAATTATGAAAGAATATTACACGCCACAAGAAGCAGCCGAGCTATTATCTGTAAATAAATATCTTATCTTACGTTTTATTAATACAGGTAAGCTTGTTGCATCTAACTTAGGAACCGGCCAGAGATCCGTGTATAGAATCTCTAGGGAAGAAATTGATAAATTCATCAAAAAAAGTAAGAACAAAAAAGATGACAAACAAAACAGAAATACCAAGGATTAAAAAAATAGCTGAAGTTGGAGAAAATCCTTTTCAGTGTATTGAAAAAACGGAAAGCATATTACAAGGATGGGATAGCACTATATCTAAAACTGTTTATTTGTTCAAGACCGACGATGGAAGTTGGGGATATTTTGATAAAGAAACCAGTCAAGTTATCCCAATAAGTCAGTGGAAGGAAAAAGCTGCATGGATAAATGGCCACTGGGTTAAGATGGCTCTGTATCATAGAGTGCATGTTAGGTTCTCAGAAGAAGTATCTTACTCTGAATGGAATAGCGAAGAGAAAAAGCAGTATAGTGATTCAACACTAGAAGCAATAATTACAATGACAGATACCTCTTACAAATCTCTCATTGAACAGATGACCGGTAGAGAACGAGATTCATTCTTTAAGTTTGGATTTACCACCAGAAAAATGGGAAAAAGAACAATCACTTATGTTGATAAAGTTTTATGGGTTAATCCGGATAAAAAGTAGTATAATCAATAATATCAAAGGTCGACTAAAAATAAGTAATTAATTGAAAAAACAATAACATGAATGGAAAAAGAATTCCTGGTATGGCTCCAGATGCAGCCTCATTACCAGAAGACAAACACATCGCACGCGGTAGCATGCCAGACATGCCACAAGAAGAGAATTCTGTAGAAGTTTCCGATAAGGCCCCTATAACAAAACCAAAGAAACTTGAAAAGAAAGTAAAGAAAGGAATTAAGCTTGATAAAAAGAAACTTAAAAAATAATTATGTCAAAAAAGAACAAAAACAAAATCGTTGCTACTCCTGAATCTGTGTGGAGACAAAGATGCGCAGAGTCTAATGGCACGATGATTGCTGTTCCATCCGGGATGGAAGTGGCAACAACCGAATTTCAGAAGAAAAGCGAAGCATTTATCGGAAAGGCAAGAGAATTTGATAAGCTAAATGTAGAATTCGATGTTTATGCAAAGAACTTCTGGTTCGCAATGCGTCAAGCTATCGAGAAAATTGGAGATGAAGATATTTTTACAAAAAATATCGGATGGAATGAATTAGCTAAAAAAGAAGGAGTAAGTATCATAAATCTTTCTTCAGCCAACAAGCCCCAGCCGATGAAGATGTAATAATAAAAAGGCCCGATGTTCCTGTAGATATCGGGCTTTTTTTATATATAGAATAAAGGGCGAAGCTATCTCCGCCCTTGTTTTATTTTATCCAACCTTTCTAGAAGTTGAATAACTTCTCTTAGGGTTCTTAACCCAAAGATTTTGTGCCAACAAGCATGCTTCTCTATCTCAATCAAAAGGAGGTTGTTTGGTGTAGCGCGCCCACCCCGCG